GGGATGCCCTTGAACTCTTTGAAGACCTGCGACCATTCATCGGCACGCTGGTTGTAAACGCCGTCGAACTCTTCGTTCAGGATCGGCTCGACGATTGAGCGGAAGTCAGTACTCCGCATTGGGGTAGCCATGTGTCAGCCCTCCTTAGTACGCGACGCGGTCAGCGACGTTCTGGTGCTCAGCAACCTGAACCTGAACGATCGTGAAGTTATCACCAAACGCATTGTCTGGGCCGGGGGCCACGTCGATAATGCGCAATGCTGCGTTGGCGCTGTCAGTCAGCGTGGCAGTGTCCAACATCAGAGCCGACAGACCGGTGACGGTCGAGCCTGCGGTGATGGTGGTGTAGTCTGCCTGCTTGCCGATGTCGGTCACTGCGATCGAGCCATTCGCCTGAATTTCATAGACGATGGTCGGGTCGAGAGTGACATAGGCAACGATGTTGCTGGCGACAGTGGACGCAGTCCACTTGTTGCTCACGCGACGGCGGCCATCGCTGTCGGTGAACTCAACACCCTGAAAGGTGCCGATGAACCGGTCGTTAATCGCGGCAGCTTGGATGGTGCCATCCGTGCCGATCTTGACGGGCTGGTTCTGCAGAATGTTTGCGCCATACGCCGATGCAATCGTGTAAGCGGTGGGGCGAACCACACCGCTCGGCGAGTATGCAGGGCGAAGGCCAAACGGCTGAGATACAGTGCTCATGTCCATTTACCTCAAAATTGAGTTGCGTGATGACGCGTCAGGAAAAAGTTACCCTCTGCGTCGAGTGCGAACGCAAGTCCTGCATCCCGTCATCCTCGATCAACCTTGCACCGGCTCGTTCCGCTTGCTCGCGGAGCATGTCCGCGACGTCAGCGATCTTGTCCTCTTCGCGCTTCGGAGCGTCGTAGTGAGCCTCCTTCATGAACCTGTGGTACAGGCTCAGGGGCAGCTTAAACGCGAGCATCTCGTTCACACCGATGAAGCCGACCCATTCGCCAGTCTTCATTGAGGCGTATTCCATTCCCGGAACCTCTTCCGGCTTCACGGGCTCGTATCCGAGCTGCATGCGCCGATGGATGGGGTCGCGCGGGTTTGTAGTGGTGAGCCAGCACAGATGATAGCCCGGTATTTCCGGCAGGTCAGGCAGTGCGTCGTTAAACAGTTGGTTTCGGAACATCTCCAAGCGATCATCCTCAGATACATCGCGGTTTTCGGTAACCTCTCGGTTTTCCTGTCCGCGCGTCTCTCGGCGACCGACTACGTCAAAGTCCGGCGCTTTTTTCAGGCGGTTGTCTTCAGTACCATTCGTCATGTTGTCTCACTCCTTTTTCAGCGAGCCGAACTGTCGTAGGCCTTGTACGCCTTTAAATAGCGTTGGCGCTGTGCAGGGTCATCCCATACGCCAGCGTCGATCATAGCCTGTTTCCGTTCGGGTGTCACGTATATTTCGTTTTTAGTGCTGCGCGGTGCATGCTCACGGGTTTTGCCCATGGGCGGACCACGCCGTTTCGGTTTGGTGGTCGCGGTTTCTTCGCCGCTTTCAAGGGCCTCGGCGACGCGCGCCGTAAGCTCTTCCCAGTACTCGCGCGCGGCGGGGTTGTACCCGTCTCGCACTAGTTCTGCGTCAATCGCCTTGGTCACGGCGCTGTCGCGGTCGCGGCCACTGGGATCGTACCACGGGTTGGCTGACATCCACTCCTTGGCGTAGTTGACCACGTTCGGGTCGACCCGCGGCGTGGCTGCCTGTCGCTGCGCAGCCTCAAACTGCTGCTTGGCACCCATGAGCTGCTGAGCCTCGGCCATCGCCTGATCGCGGATGCGCATGGCCGCCACGACGTCGTCGCCATTGCCTGCCTCAGTCGCCTTGGCGATGAAGTGTTCGGCCTGCTGGATGTCGCGCTGCGCCTTGGCGATGCGGCCCTCAAGCGTCTTGGCGTTGGTGTTGACCGCGTGCCCTTCGACTGCGGAGAGGCGGCGAAGCATCTCCTCATTCTGCTGCTTGAGCATGCGGATCTGCCGCTCGGCGTCGTCACGCGCCTTGCGTACACGATCGCGGCGGCGTTCGCGGCGTCGGCGGTTACCGGCCGTCACCTCTTCTTCGCTGTCGTCCTCGCTGGTGGCGAGGCGCTCGTCCTCCTCGTCATCGTCATCAGTGTCCGCGTCGTCGGCGGCCTGATCCTCGCCCCCTTCGGGCTGAGTATCGACGGGGACCAGCTCCTCGTCTTCGTTATCGGTAATCGTATTGTCGGTCATAACCGGCTCCCTATTGTAGCCTTATCGATCAGATGAAGGCCTTGATGCCGAGCGGGTCGCCCGTCACCTTGCCGATCAGATCGAGGTCGTTGAAGATTACCAGCAGCGCCTCACCAGCGCCGTCGGCGGTTTTGACGGTCCAGCGATCGCCGCCATACTTGGGCACGCGGACGAAGTCGCCCGGCTCGCACCAGCTCCCTTCGGGCCAATGCTCCATGGTAGTACGGTTCTTGAATGCCAGTTCTCCCACGCGGACCACCTTGGCGATCTGCGTGTTCCACGCGTCCGTTTCACGCGTCTCCGTGGTCAGGATGATCCCGCCCTTGGTCTTCTGCTTTGGCGTGCGTATCTGTACCAGTACGCGGCTGCCAAACGGCTGTACGCCCGGATCGCAAGGCGGAAACGCCTCGTCCTCACTGTCGTAGCCAAACTCAACTTTGTTAGCTAATTCAATCATTTGCGCTCCATTCTTAACTCACAATGCGAAGTCGCGCCGCTCCTTCTCGGCGATCATGTCGATCAGCGTGCGCTTCGCATGCTCGAGCCCTGCATACATCCCGACGGCCCGACCGTAGTCAAAGCCGTCCCTTCCCGCTGGATGCGACAACGCCTCAGTAGCAAGGCGAGCCTGCTCCTGTTCGAGGCGTTGCAGTAGGACTTCGATCTTCATGCGGGGGTTTTCTTGCCTCCACTGACTTCGAACTTGGGGTGCTGCCCCATCTTCATCAGCTTGTGCATGTTGGTGTTCTTGGGTGTCATGCCGCCTGCGGCCTTGCCCTTACTGAGTACTGCGTCGTTCTTCTTCATGGCCATTCCTTTCTACGGATTGGGGTTGATGCCGGTGCCAGTGGATACCGAGAACCGCTCGCCGGACGCGATCTCGGCCTGCGCAAGTGCCATAGCGGTTTGATTGTCTTCTTGGTTCATCGCTAAGCGCGCCTGCAGCTCGGCGGCGGTGCGTGCGTCCTCGGCCTGCTGGCGTTGCTGCTCGATGGCGACCTTGGTCTGCAGCTCGGCGGCGTCCATCTGGGCCTCCTGCTGCATCTTCTGCGCCTCCATCTGCATGCGCTGCGCGTCCACCTGCATGTCCATCTGCGCCTTCTGGGCTGCCTGCTGTGCCTTCTGGCCTTCGAGCTGCAGCTTCTGCCCCTCGAGCGCGAGGCGCGGATCCTGCATCGGCGGCTGCTGGAACTGCTGCATGATCTGCTGCGCCTGCTGGATGATCTGCGGCACCTGCTGGAAGATCTGCGAGCCCTCGGTCAGCGCCGTGGTCGACGCCTCGGCGAGCATGCGGTCGAGGGCCTTGCGTCCCTGCGTGTCCTTCGGGCTCATCTTGCGCATCATGTCGCCCAGATCCTCGCCGCCCAGCGCCTCGGTCGACACGTCGAACACGGTCGAGGCGTACCACAGGGCGACGTGCTCCTTGATGTGGTTGAGGATTGCGGGGATGTACACCGGCGCGAAGATCGGGTTCGATCCGAACGTCGGGTTGGTCAGGTAGCTAAGGTGCGTCTGCAGGTGCGCGAGGTGGTCCTGCTCGGGGAATGCCGTGACTGGTCGGCCCAGCGACGCGGCGACGTTCTCGTTGACCGCGTTCTGCTCGCTCGGCTCCATGGGCGGATTGAGCAGCTCCTTGGCGTTCGGGATCTTGAGCGTCTCGAGGAGGCGCTCCTCGACCTTGCGCAAGTTGTAGAGCTGCGGCATCGTGGCCGCGCGCTGGGCCACGGCCTGCACCTGAGCGTAGCGCTGCGCCTCGCTGAAGATGTTCGGGTCGGACACCGGCACGACGTCGAGCACGCCGTCGAAGTCTGCGCGCGTCGCCAGCTCCTCGCCCGCGTCCTTCTCGAGGCGCTCGTCGTCGAGGTTGAAGCCGTTGAGGCGGTCGAGGATGCGCAGCATGCGCCCCATCGCGTCGTGCAGGCGGCTGTGGATGGCCGAGTAGACCACCGCGCCCTGCTCGAGCTTGGCCAGCGTGGTGCCGACCGGCGCGTTGGGGTTGCCGTCGGCGATGTCGTCCATGGACGTGCGGACCACGCCCTTGCCCGCCTCGACGAGGAAGCCGAGGAGCTGGAACAGGACGGGCGACGGCGGGTTGTACGGCAGCGGCATGGCCAGCTTGCGCACGTCGTCGACGTTGAGGCCGCCCTCGATCTCCTCGGTCTGACCCGGCTGGATCGACAGGCTCTGCCCTCCGGCCGTGCCGCCCTTGAGCTTGAGCATGGTCTGGCTGTTGCTGATGTGCGCGCTGTCGAGCAGTGCGCGCAGTGCGCCGGTGGCTGCGCCGGACAGGCCGCCGATCATGTGCGGCAGGCCGATGGGGTACGCGCCGCGCCACGGGATGAATGGCCACTCGACGAAGTGCTGCATCTCCTCGCGGTACTCGTCTTCCTCGTCCCAGTTGCGGTAGATCGCGAGCACCTTGCCGCTCGGCTTGTCGATGCTGATGATGTAGGGGCTGGCCTCCTCGTCGT